GCCATCTTCACTGAATATGCCACGATATCCGATGGTTGCGTTGGCCCGCGCACGTACCCCCCGGTCGAGAAGCCGAATTCTTGGCGCCCGCCGGTGGAGCACATCACAGTAACGTCCCACTTCTCGTTTGGGATGACGCTGTTTGCTGAGCACATATGGATTCCGCGTACCATGAGCTCGTACAATGCGCAAGACGGCATGTTGATGAGGCAGCTGCTACCTCCTCGCAGCACGCCGGAACTACGCTTAACCTCTTATCGCGCCGGGCTTAACGTCCTGGTCGACGATTGGTCTGGTGTCACTGTCCCTGACGCCACGCTAGAGGAGAAGCGAGAGACGTTCCTGAAGAAGTACCCAGCGAAGCGACGGCAGTGCATCGTTGCGTGGGCGCCGTCTTTGGATAAGGCGGGCTACCGCGACGACAGGGCAATTGCCGAAGTCAAGCGGGAGTGGCTTTTCAGGAAGCCGGACGGCAAGAACAATCCGCGAATCATCTCCACACACCACGAGTCCCAGTTGTTGTTTATGGGCCCGGAAACCTACCACGAGTTCAAGCACCGCAAGGTGGCGTTGTTCGGTGGACAGGACTGGGTTTCAAAGAAACACATCATCGTCGGTGGCATGGACGCAGTCAAGATCGGTGACATCGTTACGTTTAACGAAAACCGTGGCTGGTTCAGTTGCGAGAGTGATGGGTCGCGGTGGGATGGCCGGACGGAGAGTGAGGGACTCGATGTTGAGATTGAGGTCTGGAAGGGTGTTGGCATGGTTGAGGACATTGCTGACAAACTTGCGCTCAACATCGACACAAAGGGGCGCTGCCGCGCTGGGGGTTCTTACAAGTCTAAGGGCAAGCGTGATTCGGGAACGATCAACACCAGCGACGGCAATGGTGCAGAGGGACACCTCATCGACGCAGGATATCTATCCTCTCTTCCGTTGATCAACGAAGAGGCCGTCGCTGAGTACGAGTCCGGACTGACTGACGCGGAATTGCCAGATTACGACGTCAGTGATTGGGTCATCGACGACCCAGACATGTTTCCCGACGAGGACGAGCGGATCCAGTATCAAGTCGCACGCAATGGCGACGACATGATGGGCTTTACAAGCCGACCGCTGTCCAAGTTGGAACGATTGCGCTGGGAACAGCATTACACCAATTGCGGGCACAAGGCCCCGATTCAGGTGCGCGATTATGACAGTCTGGAGTTCAACGGTGGCACATTCCCAAGGATTGGGGGTGGACAGCGTGTTTGGGCGCCATACATCGGCAAGATGTGCGCCAAACTGTTCATGCCACGTCAACGTAACATGACGACGGCCGAGCTTGAAAACCACATCTACGGTGTGGCGGCTGGGATGAAGCATTACGCTTTCCTGCCCATTCTCGGACCAATCTTGGCGTCCATTCTCACCAACGGCCGCACGGCAGCCACGATTGAGCGTGACGAGTACAAGTGCTCGCTGCGTGATGGGATCGAAGTCGACAGGGAGGAGGTTTACGACTACTATAACACACGCTACGGCGTCGATGTCGGTGTCTATGACTTCCTTCGCCAACTGCCCTTTCACAAACCAAACAGAGCCTGGACGGTGCCGGGCTTGGAGGTGATTGGGCGGAAGGACGGCGTCATCCACGACGACCCCGACAACTTGGACGTCCAGTTTACGGTCCTGGACGAACAACAGAACTTTGTACAACAGTGGCGGAACGCAGGGGCACCGATGGCGGTGACTGCGACCGCAATGGTTGGCAAAGTTGTGAAAGACCTGTTGCCAGAAGGAGAGATCCAAACGAAAGCGAGCGAGGTTCTGAACAACTTCCTGAACGACACAGACGTCGGCCAAGCAGCCAGCGCGCTGTTTCGAGGGAACACAGAGCCAGCCGCTGCGATCCTTTCTCAGGTTCGAGTGCGC